AATTAAAGCCGAGTAGTGTAGGTGTTTTAGGCACTATTACTCAAATTGATGTATTAGTATTACCTTTTGATGTACAAGCGGTTACTTGCTCAACTTATTATAAGTTATGTGATGTAGATGGTAAGATGTTAGCTGAAGGTAATTTAAGTTTAACAGAAGAGCAATTTGCAAATTGGGGAACTGACAATAGTTATGTTTCTGATATTGTGATTAACGAATTAGGTTTAGAAAAAGCAGAATAATGATAAATTCAGAGTTTCAGGTGGAGGTCGTTACAGACCTTTCAGTAGAGCCAGTTACCTTGCAAGAGGCTAAAGATTATATGCGTATTTCTTCGGATTCGGAGAACGACTTAATAGAAGAACTAATAACTTCAGCAAGGGAAAGAATAGAGAAATATACAGGTTTGTCTTTGGGGTTAAAAACCCTTAAGGCTTACTGGTTCTATTTTCACATTCCTGCTGAGATTCCTTATGGTCCAGTTACCGCAATTAACTCGGTTGTTGATGATAATGATGTAGAACTTGAATATACTGCACGAGGATTGCAATATAAGACCCTTGAGGCTTATTCTACACAAGGTTTGGCAATAGAGTACGAAGCAGGGTTTACAATCGTTCCTAAGGGCTTAAAATTAGCCATATTAAAACAAGTATCTACTGACTACGAGAATAGGGAAAATTACTCTATTTATGACCAGGCTTACGAGTTAAGTTCAGATGCAAGAAGACAAGCTATGCCATATTGTAGAAACACTATTTTAGGAATCTAATGAAAGCAGGGAGTTTAAGAAATCAAATCGCAATTCAGACTTTACAGACTGCTGCTGATGGTACAGGTGGTTACTTCGGTACATTTGTAGACCAAAAGGTAGTTTGGGCAAAAGTCAGAGCAAAGCAAGGTTTTAGAAATCTTGAGGATGGTAAAATATCTTTGGACAATATCTACGAGTTTACAATTAGATATGATGACTATCCTAATATCTCACAAATCAATAAAATCGTTTACAATAATGGGGAGTATATTATTAAGGCTTTCCAAGTAATAGATGAAAGAAAAAAGGAAATCGTTATAATGACTACTTTAGGCAGAATGATTGACCCTACGGCTTTCTTAATTACCGAGTTTTACGAGTTCTTAATGACTGAAGATAATAAATATATTGTTGTATAATGGCTTTAATTGGTTTAAATAGCGTTTTAAAGAAGTTTGATCAGTTGCCCCAAAGGGTAACTACTTTAACTAAAGCTGCGGTAAGTAGAAATACTAACGAGATTTATGCTGAAGCGGTATCAAGAGTTCCTAAAAATCTTAATCAATTATCAGCAAGTGGTCAAAAAACTGTTACTGATCTTACCGGAACTGTTAGTTTTGGAGGTGGTGGTGTAGATTATGCTCCTTATGTCGAATTTGGTACAGGGCAATTTGCCAAGTCTTATTTAGCAGGAATGACTAAAGAGATTAAATCTTACGCTATGACCTTTTATGTTAATGGGGAGGGTAAAATGCCTGCACAACCTTTTTTAATACCAGCTTACTTAAAATACAGAAAACAATTTTTTAAAGATATGAAAGATATTGCTAAGATTATTAGCAAATAATTCGTAATTTTGTTAAATGAAAGATGTTGGAGAACTAATTAGGAAAAAACTTTATGAAAGACTAAGCGGCGCAATCGTTATAGACTTACAAGAAGTTCCTGTTTATGATTCAGCAAGTGTTTTAGCAGCAGCGACTGAACCATATATTTTACTTTCTACTTTTGTTTCTACGGAATTAGGAGAAGGTAGTAAAGAATCTTATGGTCAAGAAGTTAGTGTTTTAATTGAGGTAGGAACAAGATTTGATAACTCTTTTGGTGGTAAATTACTATCAGACAGAATATCAAACGAAGTTATGGAATTGGTTAGAACAAGACAAGCCGGTTATTTGGATTTAAGTCCTGACTGGTATGTGATAAGAACACTAATGGAAAGTACGAATACACTTGAGCAATTAGTTGATACAGGTGTTTTAGTGCGAAGATTGATTAGATTTACTTTTAAAATACAACAAGGAATATGAGCGCATTAAACGGATCAGATATATTACTTTATGATGCAGATACGGATTTCCCGTTAATGTGTCAAAGAGGCGTAACAGTAACTATGAATGATAGTATGATTGATGCTACTTGTAAGCAAGATAACGGGTTTTTAGTTAATTTGCCAGGTTTAAGAGATTTTGCTTTTACTTGTGATGCTTTAGTTGATTGGGAAGAAGGTGCTTCAGATATAGGTATTACTACTTTATATGCCTCTTATAACACAAGAACACCAATTAATATAGCAATAGCAAATCCTGCAATACCAACTGGGTATTATATTGGGTTAGCTTATGTTGAAAGTATAGAAATAAATGCACCGATGGAAGATGTGGTATCTTATACTGTATCGTTCACAGGAACATTTGAAATAACAGATTAATTAACTTTAAAATAATAATAATATGGCAATTTACAACGGAACGGCTCAATTACTAAAATTAGGCGCATCAGGTTCAGAACAAACTTTAATTCAATTAACAAACTGTAGTATGTCTGTAAACGCAGATTTATTTGATACTACTTCAAAAGAATCTCAAGGATGGAAATCAGTTATGCCTGGTTTAAGAGATGTTTCTTACTCAGGAGAAGGTCTTGCAGACTTTGCAACAAGTGATAACTATACTTTAGCTGAAATTTTTACAGCTTATAACGATAGAACTTTATTGTCTGTTAAATTTACTAACGGTGTAAATACATTCTCACAAAGTGGTTATATTGCTTCTTTTGAGATTTCAGGACCGATGGAAGATGTTGCTACTTACACAATTGAAGTAACAGGAACAGGCGCATTAACATTAGCATAATAAAAAACCAACACAACTATGACAGGAATAATAGAAGTTACTCTCAACGGAGAAGTAAAGCAGTTAAAATTTGGTAATTACGCTTTAGAGCAATACACTAAATTAACTGGAGTTGATATAGGAAGTATCAAACAACTTAATGATGATTATAGTCAGTTAGATATGACTGCGGATATAATTTATTGTGGGTTGTTTGGTGCTTACCGATCAAATAAAAAGGTTGTTGATTTCACTATTCAAGATGTCCAAAGTTGGGTAGACGGAATGGGTTATGGCGATCAGCTTATAGTAATTAAAGAGTTTATGTCTTGTGTAGTCTTAATGACTGAACAGATGTTAATTGCTTTCAAAGCTATGACTGAAGGTGAAACTGAAAAAAAAAAGTAACTTGGAATGATATATTAGACAACGCAATTATCAATTTGGGATTAAAGCCAAGTGATTTTTGGGATATGACTTTTGTAGATTATATTAGGTATGTAATTTATTGTGCTAAAAAAGATGCTGACGAATGGGATAGAACGAGAGTTTTAATGAGTTACATACTTAATACCCAAGTAGACAAGAAACACCAAAAGAAACCAAAAGATATTATTCCATTATGGACTGATAAGTATAGGATACTTCAAAAAAAACCAGTTAAGTTACCAACTAAAGAAGAAAAAGAAGAATTGCTAAACAAAATGAGTAATAATGGAAGAAAAGATAATAGTTAAACTTGAAGCAGAAATTAGTGATTTAAAAACACAATTAAATGCTGCTCAAGCTGAAATAAAACGATTTGGATTAGGAGTTGAAACTTCTATAAATGCTATCACTTTAGATAGATTAAATCTTCAACTTAAACAACTTCAAACCCAATTAGGTGCTACTGATATTGGATCACAAGCATTTAAAAATATTGGGAATGAAATTACCTTAGTTGAAGGTAAAATAAATTCTGCCTTAACTACTATTGGTCAAAACGCAAGTAGATCAAGCAGTAAATTCAACGGGTTAAATAACTCAATTAACCAATTAACAAGAGAACTTCCTGCCTTTGGATTAAGCGCCAATATTGGTTTCTTAGCTATATCCAATAACTTACCTATTTTATTTGATGAAATTAATAAAGTTAGAAGTGCTAATAAAGAATTAGCTGCAAGTGGAGTTGCTACAACTTCTGTTTTTAAATCATTAAGTGCTGCTTTATTTTCTTGGCAAACTGCTTTGAGTATTGGTGTTACTTTACTTACTGTTTATGGTGGTAAAATATATGATTTATTAACTAATTTAGGCAAGGTAGAAGAAGGGTTTAACGCAACTAAAGAACAATTAAAAGGTCTTGATGATGTATTTAAAAGTTCAAGCTTAGGGAATACTATTGGGCAAGTTATTTTATTAAAATCTTCTTTAGAAACTGCTGGGAAAACTATACAAGGGCAAAAACAATTTGTAGATGAATACAATAAAACTATTGGAACTGTTACTGGTAATGTAAAATCATTTTCAGAAGCGGAAGCAGGTGTTGTTGCTGGAACAGATGCCTATATTAATGCTATGGTTCAAAGGGCAATTGCAGTTAAATTTGCAGATCAAGCAGGACAAGTATTATTAGAAAAAGAAGAAATAAGAGCAAAACAAGCTATAAGAATAAAAGAAAGTGCTAATTCATATTTGTTAAAAGCAGAAGAAGATTATGCAAATAATACAAACCCTGAAGAAACTAAAATATCTGGGTTATATTATTACGGTCAAAAACGAAAAGATTATATAAAACAAAGTATTGAATGGCAAATTGCTCAACAAGTAGAAGCTGATAAAAAAGAAATGGCTTTAGTTGATAAAAAGTTTAAAACCTTTGAGCAATTATCAAAAGACTATTATAAAAAATCAGGTTTAATAAAAACTGCTGAGCCTGATACTCCAACACAAGACAGAAATGTTCCTGAAATGGCTAAAATGGAAGATGCTTCTGCACAAATGGCTGAAGCTAAAAAGCTATTTGATTTTTGGAAAAAAGAAGGACCTAATAGTTTAAATTTATTAGGAGAAGCGTATGCAACTAATCCATTTTTTAAAGATTTAATTGATGGAGAATTAGGTAAAAAAACATTAGAATTAAGAACTGATATAGAGAAAATAGGGAAAACAAATTGGACTTCTAAAGATATGCTACAATTTATTAGCAATATTGAAAATATAGCAAGTTTACTTGGTAATACTTTAAATTCTGCTTTTGAATCTGCTTTAGTATCAGGTGAAAACTTTTTTAAAGTAATGTGGAGAGGATTAACTAACTTACTTTACAAATTAGCTGCTGCTGCAATTGCTGCATTAGTTTTAAGTGTATTATTAGCTCCTTGGAGAGGTGGAGAAGCACTTGCTGCGGTAGGTGGTTTTGAAGGTATATTTTCAAAATTAACAGGATTTAATATTAATGGAATTGGTGGTGATAGTAAAAGCGTTTATATGCCTTCTAATTCTACAGGGCAAGGAAATTACCAAATTGATATTATGGGTGATAAAATGAGATTATTATTAGATAACGCAGCAATTAAAAATTCAAGAATAATATAATGGCTTATAATCATATTTATAGTTTAGAATTAAAAGGATTAGATCAAGTTGGCACAAATAACTATTATAGTGTTAAGTTTGAAAAATACGAAGCTTTACCACATACTTATGATGTTATAAGTTTAATACCAGCACAAAATTCTCCTTTTGAATTAGTTTATAGATCTGAAAAAGACAATATATTTTCACCTATTAGGGCATCTTTTGCTAATATAAAATGTTTCATACCTTACGATTCTGAGGTTCAACCTTATAATTTTTTTTATAATGCAGATGAGTATTCATTACGAGTAAGTCTTTACGAAAGTAATGGAACTACAGAAGTTTTAAAATGGCAAGGATTTCTTTTACCGGATGTTATCCAATACGAATGGCAAGAACAATATTACCTTGAATTAGTTGCTACTGATAATTTAGGTGTATTAAAAAATATTAAATATTCAAGAAGTGATTATTATGCTTTGTATGATGATACTTCAGTACAAAATGGGTTAAGCATTAAAGATTATATTTGTAGATTAATTGCTAAAACTGGCAGTACATTAGATGTAGCTATTTTATGTGATTTTAAAATAGATAATGTTACAAAAGATTTAGAAGAATTATTAATTTCTGAATATGCAGGAGTCGATTGGAAAACTTTTGAGCCAAAAGATTGCTTTTTTCTTTTAACAACCTTAGTTCAGTCTTTAGGTTGTATGCTTTATCAATCTAATAAAGATGCTACTTGGTATATTGTAGATATAAATAAATTAGCCGTAAATAATTTAATATTAAACGGAAATTTTACTGATGGATTTTCTAATTGGGATATTGAAGGTACTGTTCAAATTTGGGATAATCAAGGTCCTGATGGAAGTGATTGTGCAGGAACTTACGGTGATTCATTTTCTCAATTTAATCAAATAATAACAGTTGAAGTTGGTGTTGTATATCAATTAGTTTTTGATGCTAAAAGTGCAGTTCCATCTTTTCCCGGACAAGAAGCAGAGCCTTTTATAGTTATTGATGGTATTGATTATTCTTTAGGAGCTATCCCAAATGTTTGGAATACTTATACTATCAACTTTACCCCTACAAGTAGTTCAATTACTATTAATTTTTATAATTATGCAGTTGGTGGATGGTTATTTGTCGATAATGTTTCTGTAAGAACAAGAGTAAGTATTGCTAAGAAGTATGATTATGAAGGAACTTTTGAATCAAATTACGATTTAAGTTTATATTCTAAAATAGGGCAAGATCAAGATATTATTTGGTGTGATAAAAACCAAGTAGTTACACTTAATAAAAGATTAACAGGAGTACAATTTGTATATCCTTATTATGAAAGAAATTTAGTTAGCAACTTTGGATTCTTTAAAAATTATGCTACTACAACTACTGTACCTACTGATTGGGAGTTAAATGGTACTTATAGTTTTGCAAATTCGGTGTCATCAAATACTCCTTTTGACAATAGAATATTAGGTGTTGTAGAAAAAAGCACATTTATAGGTGCAAGAAATTTTACCGATTATCTTTCTACAACTATGCTTTTATCAAATGGTTCGGACGATTTCCCGGATACTTTTGCTAATAAAATTGAATGTTCTGTTTATTTTAATGATGGTCATTATAATTTAGATAGTATTGATATAGCTTTTGCTAAATCACAAACTCCAAGTCCAGCAGCTACTAATACACAATATTTAAACTACACAGGTACTTGGATTCCTTACTTAGCTTCTTCTATTTGGGATGGAACAACAAGAATCCCTATTATAATGGAAGATAAGGGTCAGTGGATGAAGTTTAAGTGTTATTCTAAATTCCAACAAAAAACAAGTGCAGGTATTAATTGGAACTTTGGAACTTTAATTTTAAGACCTCAAGTTTGTTCTTTAGGCTTAGATGAAATTACTTATTTTGATAACTTTAAAGTAAGTATTATACCACAAAGATTTCAATATACTAAAAACTTTATTTACAATTCAACTAATTTACCAAATGATTCAGCTTTACTTAAACCATTTTCTAATATTTATAAAATAGATAATTGTCAATTCCACAGTGGTGTTAGTGGTGGTTATCAATCACAAATAATTGAAGATTTTATTGGTCTGTACATAATGGTTTTTTTCTCGAATGTAGTTATTATTTACCTCTTATTCAAAGGCTTGTGATTTATTGTTGTCATATAACCTCCTAAAGCAATTAAAGCCGAAAGGAATAGCTTAATAGCGGTATTTAAAGACCAAACAAAGTTATCCCAGTCAATCGTAACCCAAGCATTCGCTATAGCTACAATCG